AAGGATATTTTGTAAAGTTTGGTACGTTGGTTGGTGCAGTTTCATATACTTCGTATGCTGGTGTAGTTTTTACACCTCCAAAATAAAGGCATCGTAATTGCCCTTTGTCGTTATTGCTATTAAAAATGTATGAGTAATAACGTTTACTATCGTCTGCTTGAAATAATACAGTAGGTGCAAATGTAACTTCTATTTTCTTTTCTTCTTTTACAAAGTCGTTGTCTATACGTACTATTCTATCACCATAAATTCGTGCAGTACTTTGCTTATAGTCTTTGTTGTACTGGTCGTTGCCCTCTTTGAATGTAAACGTGTACGGGTTTGCTTCTAAATTACCCATAGGTACTATTTGCACATTTTGTGAGTAGTCTAATTTCTTTGTCCAATCTTTTGTTGATCCGTTGTAAAAGTCATCACGTGGCACAAATCGTAAAAGTTTAGGGTTTAAAATGTCTTGCTCAATGTACAAGTTAAACATCTTAACAAAGTTTGCTAACATATCCTTTTGCAAGTCATCACCAGCAAAGAATAAACCAAAGTCTATTGTGTTGTTGTATGCAAATGTAGATGAATCTACGTGATTGTAAAAATATGTATTTGCATTAATATTAACTGGTGATAATAAAATATTTCCTATATAAAAACCTTGTAAAATTATTTTAATTTTATCTCCTGCAACACAATTTACATTAGCAAAGTTTTCGGAATTCCAATTCCAATTATTTGTTGAAGCATTTATAGAATTAATTGTTATCGCAGCAACATCAATTCCATTTTTATTTATTGTAAACCTTGCGGGTAAAGTTATATCCGATGGAGTACCACCACCAGCGGTAAAGTTAGCATTTAAAAAAACATAGAAATCATAACTACCACCAGCGGGTACTGTATATTCATAAGTTGAATTATTATAATTTCCGCCATTGTCAAAATTACCACCACTTGAATCATTACCAAATGGCATTATTTGAGGATATGTAGTTATTGTTTGAGTGCTATTTAATTGTGCTTGAAACAAACGTGTAGTTAATGCACTTTCACTTGCTTCAAATCCAAAGTTATTATAAGGAATAACCAAACTTTTAAACCTTTCAGTATTAAAAAATGAATCACTTGTGTATTGATAACCCGTATTTGACATTATTTTGTCTAAAATAGTCTTCGCATAAAGACTTGGCACGTGGTCATCTACTCTCCATTGACTTGTATTATTATTTTGACTGCCATACTTTGACAACATTTGTGCGTAAACGTAACCTTCGCCAAGTGTAAATGGTTGTGAACTACCATTTTTAATAATAGAAGTGTCCCAAGAATTGGTTACATTGTCTTTATTTAAAATGTGGTTATATTCATCAAATGATAATTCACTCAATTTTGCATTTCCAAGTGTTGTAAATAAGTCTGCAGTTTGTCCGTGTAGTGAACATTCATATTCAATAGTATCGTTGTCTAATACGTTTATTTGAATGAGCCGTATAAATCCTCTTAACTGCTCAAACCCATCTACTAAAACAAGTACATCTGCTTTTTTGTTTGGGTTAAAGTTTGGGCTAAATTGTCCATTACCTAAAACTGTGTGGTCTACTTCAAAGATATTACCGAATAAAACATTGTTTGCTTTTGTACCTGGTAATACAACTGTCTTTGACCAATCACTTGTGCGTTGTTCGGGGTTTTTAATGTCAGCAATTGACCTTGTAATTAATAAATCGAAATCGTCCGACAAGTCCATAAGGACTGTATTTACAAATAAGTTTATCATAACCTTTGTACCTTATCAGTAAATGATAATTCCACGTCAATAGTCAAATTGAATACTTTGTCGTTTATAGTCTTTTTGGTTTCGTAGTCGCTATTTAAAACATTCACACTTTTTAAAACTCCACCATCTAACAACCATACATAAGGTGACATTATCAATTCTTTTAACCAAGTGCTTTCTTCTTCAGTTATCCAATTTGAATTAAGGGTTATAATTTGATTAGCTTGTGTATCGTAGTTGCTTTTTGATTTTGCATCTGTTCCGTAGGTATACGAACTACCCGACAAAGTGTAAGGTGTTTGCTTGTACTGTTTCCGTACCACATTAAATTTGTCTCTTCGCACCCTATCAAAACGAAATGATTCGACTGCTCCGTACCTATTGAGGAAATAAATGTCATTTGTATCATACTTGCTGCATTCATCTTTTATGTAAATTGTATAAACTTCACTTGTTGAACCACTACCAGTTGCTTTAACTTCTAAATATGTTGCACCACTACTTGGAATAATTGGAATGCGTATAACCTGGTCCAATATTCCACTTAACAAAATAGTTTGCGTTGTTCCCGCTGGATATGTTTTGATTTGTATTGCACTTGCATTGCCTTTCCAAAAGTATAACCAGTCTTTTTGTGTTCTATGAATTGTCTTGCTTCTTAACGATGTCAAAAACTTTGCATTTGTTGAAGTGTTAATATTGTAATTGTTTTCTACGAATGTAGCAAAGTCAATAGGGTGCAATGCCATATTGTATGCAGTTAAACCGGTAACATTTGTCAAACCGGTAGATGTAATCATCGGTGATGTACTACCGGTAGAATATTCATAACCAAATTTTACATTATAGTAAAAGTTACTATTAGGACAACCACTAACTGACACGTCATTGATATTCCAATCGTATGTAACAAAGTTTTCTATTAGTCGTGATATGTTAAATACACCTTTGTTTGTGCTATTTGGATAAATAGGAGCTTTTAAACGTGCTAAAAGTGTAGTGTTATTGTACACATCACAAATGTATTTGAAGTTTGGGCTGCCATAAATTGCACCTGAACTTTCACTAATGACAAAATTCAAGTCATTATATGCTGGACTATTGTTATCAGGTTTTTGATTGACTGTTATACTCACATTAATAAATTAGCAAAATGTGATTTTTGTTGCTTTGATACAAAAAACCCCTCAAGTTGGTTTAATTCTCAAGGGGCTATTAACAAGATACGAAAGAAAGAACTATGCAAATATACTATATTTTTGTCAAGTACAACATAACTGCACCTTCAAATGTGGTAACTCGTTTCATTTCTTTGTTAAAGTTGTTCCATTGACTTGTATAAAAACTAACTGTGTTTAGAAATTCTATCAAATCCATTGTCAAAATAGAATCCCATTGTTCACGTCTACCTTTGCAAATCTTATCTACGATTTCAAACCAGCTTTGAATTGGATTGCTTCTTGTTCCATTTCCTTCACCTTCGCCATCAAAAAGTCCTGTGTACTTTCCAACAACTTCGGATAAAGTTGAGAAAAAAAAAGCGAGTAAGTGTTTGCAATATCAAATGGTAATTGCAAAAATAGTTCACTCACTTCTTCAAAATGTTTTGCAATGTTTTTTACCTTTTTAGGTTTGCCAAATATGTTCACCTCAGTAGTTAGCATTGCCATTATTTTATGCAAGTTATTTACTATCTCATCACCACTATATTGTTGTAAACTTATGAAGTGTTGCCCTTGCATTTCGGTTGCATTAGGAATCATTTTAAAACGTCTACCTTTAATTTTAAAACTAAACTTTAGGTTTTCACGTGGTTCTATTTCTTTTACTATTGTATTAAATCGTTCAAACAATTCGTAAACCATCATTTGTTCTACTTCATCAATGTTTTTCTTATCGACTATGCAAATAGTATGTATGGCTTTTTCTAATGGATTGTAGTCTTCAATCTCTTTTAGTTCTTGTAGTTGTTGTATTGTTATCATTATGAGAATGCAAATATACCTTTTCTATTGTGCTTTTTACAATCATTTGCCAATGCTATGGAATTGACCGCATCATCGTGCATACCACTTGGTGCAGAATACTTAACTCCCGTACGTGTGTACTCGTATTCAAAGTTTTCTAACTCAAATCCGTATGGTTCTTCAGGGAAAAATATAGTGTGTTGTTGTATTTCCATTACCAAACCTTCCATTAATTGTTGTTTACTTTGTGACGTGTATTTAAACCCTTTGATATTAGGCAATATTCTTTGCAAATCTTCTACAATAGGATCACCCACACCGGTAGCATCAATGTGTGCCGGTGTTCTACCTACGACATTAATGATTTTTTGTTTAGTTTGCATCCAATCACCTTGAAATCGTTCAGTATAACACACCCTATTTTGATTGTCTAACCCCGTAATAACAGTCCAATCCGTATACTTCGCCAAATCTATACCAAATGCAATAGGAATGGCGGAAGATAGCGGTGCGTAGCATTTACGAATGTTATCTAAACCGAATGGGTTGCTATTGTCGTCACCAGGTTCTGCTAAATAAAGTTCTTTGAATACAAATTCGGGTAAATCTCGTTTGGCTTGTTCTATTTCTTCTACGTCTAAAATACCTTCTTTTGCAGCATCGTATGCCGTTATTTTAAAAAACTTGTAATCTGCTTCACCTAACCTTGCACGTTCACCTAATTTGTAGAACCAATTCTTTTTACCTTTTACGTTACCGATTAACTTGCACTTGCCTTTTGTTGCAGTTAGTGTTGAACGTAGTGCATACCAACTTTCTTCACGCATACGACTTGCTTCGTCTACTACTGCTGCGTAAACGTCATCACCATATAAGTTATCGGGTTTTTCCCCTGACTTAAATTCAATCCTTGCACCATTTGGTAAAATCAAAGTTAGTTTACTTTCGTTGGAAATAAAGAAGTCTTTTTCACTCACTTGTGATTTCATTCTACGGAATGCTATTTCCGCTTGTTGGTAGACTGGTGCAATCCACCATACACTTTGATTATCTTTTAACTGCAATGCTTGTTCAAAAATCCATATAATATGACTTGCCGTTTTACCACACTTGGTTGCTGCTGCCGTTATCGTGTATCGTTCAGGTGCATCTAAAATTGCTTGTTGGTAAGTCGTCAAAAATGGTCTTTGGTAGTTTATTTGCATAATTCTACAAGCATTTTATATCTCTGCTCATTGATGGTTTTTAAGTTGTGGTATTGGTCGCAATACTCTGCATTCAATTCGCCTTTGTTTATTTGGTCTTTCATTGATACTAAATACTCATACCAACTTTCAAAGTTATTTGGGCATAGCATTATACCAGTATTATCCCAATGGAAATTGTATGGTTTAACATCACTACAAATAATAGGCAATTTATATGCTGCTGCTTCTACTATCTTTAATTCGCTTTTATATTGGTTGAAATTGTCTTCACGTAGTGGTGCAATACAAAAGTCAAATAACGCATAAGATTGTCCGTATAAGTCTGCACGTGTACCTAACACAGTTTTAAACCATTCAGGTCTATCTTCTAATCCTACACCAGTAATTGCTTTTTCACATAAATGCCATTCGGTAGCATCACTATGGTATCCACACATATAAAATTCAGCATCATAGTCTTCACAAAATCGTTTTACTGCATCACCTACGCATTTTAAATCTTCTAAATGTGAAATACCACCTACCCATCCAACACGTAGTTTATCACCTTTTTGTTTGGGTAGATTCCATTGTTCGTGATTTAAGTCTAATGCGTTGGGGAACGTAATAGTGTTTTCGTTAAATTCTTTTACTTTGTTTGCCAAATGATCAGTTGAACAAGTTACAATATCTGCTAAACTCATTGCATCTTTTACGCAGTTCTTAATCACTTTCTTGTAAAACTTAAATGCTGGGTTTGAACGTGGTATAACCCAATAATCGTCAATGTCGCATACTAACTTACATTTTGCTTTTATAATTGCTTCAAATACGTTGTATTGATAAATACCAAGCCATCTATTGAATACTACTGCATCATATTGTGTGTAGTCTATATTTATCCAATCGGTTGGGGTTTGGCTAACATCTACAATCATATCGTAATCTTGCTGCATTTTAGCATAAGGGGTAAATAGTCTATGAAAACTTACCCCACTTGCATTATCCATTAATATTAATATCTTCATCTGTAATCTATTTTGCTTATTGATGCTTCGTTTGTTTCGTATAATTGGCAAAATCTATCTCTTTTATATTCGCTAAAATCATCATCCCAAATATTGTCTTTGAATTGGTCATAGTATTCTGTCCATTTGTGTAACATTGCATTGAATTTATCAATGTACTTTTTGGCATATTCATAATTCTTTGTAACAAATAGTTCAATTACATAGTAGTCCCCGTGTGAACCTTCGGAATAAAAAACGATATAATACTGCTCTTTACTCATTCGTGTGGCAATAAAGGTATGTGCATCCAATATAATGGTTCTGCTTTAATTATTTCCGAATGTGATTCAACCCAATCACCATCAGTATCGTAATAACAAATAGCTTGTTCACCATTTCTAAAAGTAACTAATACACTTCTTTCATCACTTGGTTTTTGTTCACTTGCTAATCTCCAACTTACTTTCATAGTTTTAGTCCTTCTTCATTTAATAGTTCATATAATTTGTCACGTGTTTCATCAAATGCCTTGTAAGTGTCATCACTCATTCCTTCTGCTGGGTGTTTTATTTGACTACGTAACCATTGGTCAAGTTGCCACATTGCAGCCATCCATTTTGAACCATTGACTGCTAAATCAAAATCTTCTTGGTCATCAGGTAGATTGAATTTTAATATTGCTTCCATAGTAGTATTGTCAGGTTTGAACTGACATTAGAATGGGCTATCAGTTTTTTGTTTAGGTACTGCTACAAAGTGAGTAGCTTTGCTTTTTTCATTTTGCTGCTTTAATTTGCCAACGTTGATTTTTACATCACCATATTTGTTTACTTCAAGTTTGCCCGTTGCAATTGCTTGGTTTAATTTTTCGATGTTAATAGATACGTTTAACCCGTATTGGTTTTCCCATCCGTTCCCTAGATAAATTGTTTCTGTCATTTTGTTAAGTTTTTATAGTATGCTTGTATAATAGTTTTTAATGCTTCGGTTATTACTGCTGGTTCTTGCATTGGAATATCTTCACCCATTCGCCAATCGTTGTAATAAGTCAAAATTATAATTGCTTCTTTCTCCGTCATTGCTTCAAGTTTAAAGTGATGGTAATTGGTTCATCAGTTTTAATATTATTGTCAACTGTCTCTTTTGGTTTGCCGTGTACACGTGTTACCAAAGATTCGATATTATAAAGACTATTTTTGTCGTGTGATTTTACTAATGCCCCCGCAATGATTTGTTCAATGATTGTATAATCTCCACTTTTATCTTTATCTATTGCCTCAAGTTCTTTACGATTCATACCACACATATTCATATATGTTTGGTTGATGTCGTCTTTACTATATCCAAGTTCTTTTAGTTTAGTAACTATTTTCTTTGGTCGTCCGTTTGGGTTTCCACTTTGACCAGGTTTGTATGGTATTAAATCTTCTTTGCTCATTCTGTTATTGTTTTGTTTTTTTAAAATAATTGCAGTTGTTTTGGTATTGAATGATTGAACTCATTTGCTAAATCTAATATGGTGTTTGTTTCTGCAATAAACGAATATAAGTCATCATTTTTATAAAACCATTCTATACCATATAATGGATTATTTTTAATATTTTGCTTTTTAAATTTTTTATGTAATAATTTTTCAAAGTTACCGGCAAATTTAATTGTTTTAATAATTGTAGTTGTTGGTGCATATAATTGTATTTGTCTTAATCTATTTTTAACATCTTTTGAAATTCCAATTTTAATACCAAAATCACTTTCCATAAAATATAAATGAGATATTGTATCGTTAATTATATTATTTGAATAATCTGACAATGCCATTGAATATAAATCATACATTAATTTTTTAGTATATGGGTTAATTTCACCTTTGTATAAATGTATAATATCTTTAATGAGCAATTTTAAATATGTTCTTTTACTTTTACCTTTTGGTCTACCGGAGGGATTTGCGTTGTTGCCTTCAACAAAATGTTTTAAATTATGGTTGTTCATATCTTTTTAAATAAAAGTGACCAGGTTGTAGGTACTTCAATTTTTGTTAATAGTTCAAAGTCGTGTTTGTTAAATAATGCTATCCACTCTGCTTCTTCTTTCACGTTGATATGCCCCCATTCAGCATCCCAAGTTGTTAAATGTGGTGTACTGCTAAAGTGAAAATATTTGCAATTTATGTTGTCAAGCATTCTATGTAGTTTATCATCTGTGATGTGTTCCATAACTTCAATACAAGCTACTAAATCTGCTGTTATTTTAGTTTCTGTAATATCGCATTGTTTGTAAATGTTTGCGACATCGTGTAACATAGCATAGTTAAAGTGATGTTTGTTTAAGTCGTAATACGATACGTGTTTGTTTAGTTCCTTCATTGCAAGTGAATATGTACCTACACCACCACCGATATCAGCAAAAGTTTTAAATTCTACAAGTTCTGCTACTTTGTTTGCCGTTGCCCTAAACATATTTACAAATCCCTCGTTGTCTAAACGTATTTGATTTGCCATTTCGTAGTCAAAGCATTTCTTGTCATCCCATAAACCACCGAAACTATTTCCCATTTTTTTCCATAAATTTTAAATGTTGTTGAATAAGCATTTCTTTGTATTGTTTTTTATCACCGTAAAAGATGTGATGTCCTCGACATAGTGCCATTAGGTTTTCTATTACATCACGTTGGTTTGATCCACCCATACCACGTGCTTCGATATGGTGTAAATCTACTGCTTGGCATCCACAAATTTCGCAAGGCATCCAGTCACTTAAATGATAACCGAAATACTCCATATAAATCTTTGTGTGTTTTTGCATTACTTCTTTTTTCTTATTGGTTTAATCTTTTGTTCGTCATCGGCTAATTGTGCAAGTTCAATTGCTTTTTGCTGCACATCGTCAATGGTTGGAATTTGTTGTTCCTTCATTGCCTTTGCCCTGATAATAAGTGAAGTAAAGTGTTCAATAAAACAACTACTGCAATTTGGAATGTGGCTGCCCATTACTTCGTGGTAAATGCTTTTTACTTTTAAACTTTCTTCAGGTGTTAATCTAAACACTTGTGTTTTGCGAAATGTGTGTAGATGGTGTTCTACTGATAAAATGTAATCTATTTGTTCGTTTGTCATAATTTTATTATTTCTGTTTTTACTTCATTCCAAAAATATATTCTTTCAAATACTCTTTCCGAATCTAATTCTGCAATCATTTCGTCAACTAAAATTAACGCATAACCTTTTGCAATTTTTTTTGCTGCATCAGTAGAATAAAAGTCATCTACCATTTCATAGTACATCAACCATAAATCTACTGCTTTGTCTTTTGCCGTCATAATTTCCATATTAAAGATGCAATGATATAACATATTGCTGCTGGTATTACTGCTGCTAAGTTGTATTGTCCGTAAAAGTACCCAATGCCTAACCACCAACTTAAACAACTTTCACACGTCAATGGTTTGCGTTTAAGCAAGTTTGGTAGTTGTGGTGTGACTACACTTGAAAATATAAAACCAAGTGCTGCAATACCTAAAATTTCAATTATTATATTCATTGTTTATTTGTTCTTTGATTTCTTTGATTACCCGTAACACTTCACGTAATGATATTTTTGTTTGCCTATGGATGCTTCGTGCTGAATTACCATTTGACCATTGAGTGAAGATTTCACGTTCGTACCATTGGTTTTTGCTTACTACGTTTTCAATTGTGGTTAACTGGTTCTCTTTTGTTATTTTGTCTTCTAAACTATCTACTTCTTCTAAATCTAAACTATGTACATCATATTCGCCTATTGTTGCAAACAGTCTGTTAAATGCTTGACGTGGGCTTTTAGTTTGATTGAACATAACTTTAACGCAAAAGTATTTTAAATATCCGTTTTTTTGTAAATCTATAAGTTTATATTCTGGCATCTCGCATAAAATTAAAAGTAGATGCTGCTGCAAATCTTCGTGGTGTAATGGGCAAATGTTTTTACTTGCTTGTTTTAACCAATCCGAAGTTGCAACTTCTATTAAAATTTTATCTTTGATGTATCAAAATTATAAAATCTTTTTCAAATTAAAAAATATCCATCCTTTTTTTTCATATTTTTTACGATAGTATTCAACTTCTTCAAGTGTATGTAAGCACCAGGTTACACTTTCTTTGCCTTTATTAAGAACCAATTGATAAGATGTTTTTACACTGCTCATAGTATTTAATTTCTAATTTATAATTACATTCTAAAAAACCTTGATATTTATTTACACTATTAATAACTGTACTATGGTCTTTTACTAAAAACCTTCCAATAGCAGTTAAACAATATCCGTAGTGCTTATATGCTAAATAACAAAATAAATGACGTGCAATGCTTATATGACGTTGCCTATTCTGTCCTAAAATATCGTGTGGTATAATTTCAGTAACACTGCAAACTGCTTCAAGTATATTGTTTAATTCTACTTCTTCGTTTTCTTTGCGTATAGGTTTAGTTAGCAAGTATTTTAAACGTGCAATTTCTTTTTCGTATTTAGTTACCATAGATTCATATTTGAATAATAGATTTCTATGCTTTTGCTTTGTTGTTAAATACCTTTCAAGGTAGTTTATTTCTTTTATATCTGTGTTCATAATTTTGCTAATTGTTTAAATAATTCGTATGCTACTTGTGGAACTATTGCGTTTCCATATCCTTTGATTGATTCATTTCTCCATTTTGAAAAGGTAATTCCGTCCAATTCGATGGGAATCCCATTACTTCTGCTACATATTGGGGATTGAGTTGGGAATTTTGACCAGTCGCATTGTTCAAAATTTGAGGTAATGTTAATTGTAGATTTATTGATTTTGTTTCCCATAATTTCTTTCTCTCCAAATATTTTTCGGGTGTTTCTCCTCCTTGATAATCCCTCGCTTGAGGTGTTGGTAGCATTCCACTTCCAGCAAGTGCTGATAAACTTCTTCCCATTTGGCTTTTTGGATTGTATGTTTTTGCTGATTTGTAACCCTCTGCTGCATTTGGTGTTGGTAGCAATAAACCAGCATCTATATCTTCTATGTGGTGCATTTTTACTTGCAGCTCCAATAATAAACGATTGAACTTCGTACCCTTGAGCTTCCAAGTCAAGGCACACCTGCTCGAATACCAATCCGCCATCAATATTTGTGATACCAAAGACATTTTCTGCAATGACAAATTTGGGTTTAATTTCTTGTATTGCTCGAAGCATTTCGCCCCACAAGTAGCGTTCATCATCTGTTCCTTTTCTTTTTCCAGCCGTGCTGAATGGTTGACAGGGGAATCCACCTGTGAGAATATCAATTGTGTTTGCATATTTTTTAAAATCAGTTTTGCAAATATCTATATGGCTATCTGCATCAGGCCAGTAATAATCTAAAACTTTTCGTGGAAATTCCATCCACTCGCAATGAAATACGTTTTCCCAACCCATCCACTCACTCGCTAAATCAAATCCACCTATGCCACTAAATAAACTTCCGTGCCTCATATTCTTTCAGTATATTTTGTGTACTTACCTTCAAATGTAACTGGTATTGTAATTGTGCTTCCGTGTCTATTTTTTGCTATGATTAACTCTGCATCATTTTCAACATCAACTTGTTCTTGTTCGTAATATTGTGGTCTAAATGGAAACATTACAATATCTGCGTCTTGTTCTATCGATCCACTTTCACGCAAATCGGATAACATAGGTCTTTTATCTGCACGTTGTTCACTATTTCTATTTAACTGTGCTAAACAAATAACTGTTATTCCTAAATCCTTTGCAATGATTTTTAAGTTTCGTGAAATTTCTGCTATCTCTTGTTCACGATTTGCTTTCGTTCCTTTGACCAATTGCAAATAATCTATAATTAAAACATTCAATCCGTGCTTTGCTTTGTGTAGTTGAGCTTTTGCTTTAATGTCGTTAATAGTAGTTTTGGTGTCATCGTCTACATAGAAATCATTTTCAAGTTGGTAAAGTGAATTGGTAATATGTTCGTGTTCGTTAGTTTTTAAATTACCACTACGAATTTTATAGTTTTCTATTTGACTAAAATAAGAAATATATCTTTGTGAAAGTTCTTCACTACTCATTTCAAGTGACATAAATAATACTTTTGCTTGTGACATTGCACCAACAGTTAAAGATAATGCAATTGCAGTTTTACCTGAACCTGGTCTACCGGCAATGATAACTAAATTACCTTTGTTCCAACCACCAATATACTTATCCAATAACCTCCAACCCGTTGGAATACCCATTAAATTGTTTCCACGTTTCATTTTTTCTTCAAGTTCATCAATTACCTTACCGGTTACTTTTGACATTGGTAACGGTTCTTTATCAATTGTGATTTGTGCTTCTGTTGTAATTAAGTTTAAATCATTCAGTAAAACGTCTAATTCTTTTTTTGTATCTAATTCGCTTAATTTAGCAATCAAATTGCTTTTCTTGTACATTATATCCAATTCGAATAGATAATGCTTTAAATACGTGCTATGTGCGTAAGAATTGCTAAACTGCGATAGTTCAAATGCTTTACCTTTAAATTGTCGTGCAAGGTTAACTAAATCTATGGGTTGATTATTTAAATAACAAATCTTCATAAATTCAATTATTTCTTTGTTCCAACCTTCAAACCAGTTTGCATTGATTTTGGGTAGTAAAACGTGGGTTTGTTTATCTACGATAAATGTACCAATTATGTAATGTTCTCTATTCATCTTGTAGGGTTGCTAATTTAGGTCTATTTGGTGTAACTTGTGTTTGTTGATTGTAATCTTTTGCCATCCAATTTTTTACTGTTGCTTTCCATTCTTTCATTTTGTTTCTACCAATCATCCATCCATTGCTTTCGTAGTAGTTGTAAAAGTGTTCAGCATTAAAGTTTGGAAATTCTTTTTTAATATCTTCAATTGTGGGTTTAATAAATCTTTTTATTTTACTTTCATTTACTTTACTTTCCTTTATAGCATTGCATTCGGATTGCGTTGGTAATGCGTTCGCATCTTTTGACCATCTCTTTTGTGCAGATTCCCTTGCTTTACTGCTTTTGTCATTACGCATATCTAATCTACGTTGCACCGATAATGAACCAAAAAACTCATTTTCAACAATAAATAAATCAAAGTTTTCAATAATACTTTTAATTGTGTTTTCATCAACTCGCATATTAAATGCAATGCGTTTGTAATTCGTTCGCAATGCGTTCGCATTTTGATACAATTCTTCAATTAATGACCAGTAGATACCATAACCTTCATAACCAAAATCATAAATAAGATTCTTGATTTTCTCATCTGAACGTGTTGTGTAGTCGTGACTAAAATAAAATGTTTCTTTTTTCATCAGATAAAAATAAATCTTTTATTTGCACTATTTCTTAAAATTCTATGCCTATGTATATTATAAGATTCATTAATAATTTTACAAGCATAAACTAAAGAATCATATTTTATATTAGTATGAATGTCTAATACTTTTTTTGAACTTGATTTTCTTAAGTTTTCATTTAAACCGTTCTCCCAAGC